TCCTATCTGAGCGTTGTGTATGTACCTTGGGTGCAAACAACTTCGTATTGTTCAGATACGGTTGATAAATAAAGGGAGGGTGTCTTCTAGGACACTCTCCTTTTTTATATTTTAAATCAAATTAAATCAATAATAAAATGGCAAAGAATATCCCTGTAGACAAGGTCTACAAATTAAAAAATGGAACCCCGCTTTCATATACATTAGCATCAAGAAATCACGCTAGATTTCCATTGATGTGGTTTGACGAAAAGAATAATGTCAATAGGACATTAAGATATGCTAAAAATCAAAAGTCCCCTTTTGAAGATGAGCAAGATGGAAACTCAATTATTGAAGCAATTGTTTTTGAAGATGGCTTTTTAAGAGTTCCAAAACAAAATCCTGTACTACAGCAATTCCTTCATTACCATCCATTGAATGGAATTATATTTACTGAGGTAGATAAAGAAAAAGAAGCAGCTGAAGAAGTAGAGGATTTGAACCTAGAGGTTGAAGCTTTGATTGAAGCTCGTCAATTAAGTATTGACCAAATTGAAACTCTTACTAGAGTAATGTTTGGCAAAGACCCATCGACTGTGTCTACCGCTGAATTAAAGCGTGACCTATTGGTGTTTGCCAAGAATGACCCTAGAGAGTTCTTAAACATATTGAATGACCCTGAGTTAAAATTCCAAGCTAAGGTCAGAATGTTCTTCGAAAACAAGTTGTTGGTTTTGAGAAACAATGACAAAGAGATTTGGTTTAACACAGCAACCAACAAGAAGAAGATGATATCTATTCCTTATGGGGAAGACCATTACGAAATGGCAGCAGGATTCTTACAGAGTGACGAAGGAATTGATTCGTTGAAAATGTTGGAAGCAATTTTAGCTTAAAGATGATTGATTAATTGGTTAAGAAGGGGGCATTACTATGCCTCCTTTTTTTTGTTTATATTTGTAAAAAGGCGAAAAGATGATAAACTCTGTTAGGAATACGGTACTATCCGTTTTGAACAAGAATAATTACGGCTACATATCCCCGTCAGATTTTAATTTGTTTGCTGCAAATGCACAGATGCAAATCTTTGAGGATTATTTTGACAGCTATAACAAAATTATAAATGCGGAAAATTCTAGAATGGCAGGAACAGATTATGCTAATTTAGAGCAGCCAATGTCTGAGACAATGGAAGCATTTTTGAGAACTGATTATTTAACTAAAATTTCTGCGAATAGATTCTCAGCACCAAATCCAACCACTACAGGATATTATGCTTACTACATTTTAGATATTCAATGTAAGCCTATCGTGTTAGCAACAGGAACTAATACATCTGTTTCAGCAAGTCAGCTAGTTAATACTGCAGGAGCATTTTTATCAAAGGACATAGTTCCGGGAGATGTTGTTACCAACCTTACAACAGGGCTAGTTTCAACTGTAGTATCCGTATTGAGCAACACAGCTATTCAATTATCTTCTAACATATTCTTGGCGTCAGGGAATTCATACGGTATCTTTTCATCATCTTCAGTTTATGAAGCTGAAAAAGTAAATAATGGTAGGATTACTTTATTGAATAATTCAAACCTAACAGCGCCATCGATTCAGTATCCTGCTTATACATTGCAAGGAGAAGTAATAACAATGTACCCTCCTTCAATTCAAAATAAAGGTCAGGTTGAGTGTGTTTATTTTAGATTTCCTAAAGTTCCAAAATGGACATATCTAATTCTTTCTAATGGAGAACCTGTATTTGACCAATCACAACCCGACTATCAAGACTTTGAGTTGCCTTCTGAGGACGAGTACAAGTTAGTTAGTAGAATTCTTCAATATTGCGGAGTATCAATTCGAGAAACTGAGGTTACTCAATTTAGCATGGCTAAAGAACAACAGGAGCAAAATCCATAAACAATTAAGAGATGGCATACATATCACAGTATCAATATTATGAGAATGGAGGAGCTTCTCCTGAGAATGAAAATTGGGGTTCTTATCAATACATAAGTCTTCAAGATGTAGTCAATAATTTCATATTGATGTATTCAGGTAATCACTCTTTAGTAAATAATGAGGAGCGATATAAAATTCTGTTCCATGCTAAAAGAGCAATACAGGAGCTTAACTATGATGCATTCAAGGAGATTAAAGTTTTACAGTTGACTGTTCCTGAAAATTTAAAGTTTGTGTTCCCTCCTGACTACGTCAATTGGGTTCGCATCTCATTGTATAAGGATGGATGGCTTAGACCTTTGTCTGAGAACATTCAGACATTATCTTCTTTAGCTTATCTTCAGGACAATAATGGAAGGATTTTATTTGATGAAGATGGAAATGCATTATCTCCTGAGTATTCTAGCATGGTATATGATAATCTTACTAGTATTAAGAAGAGTATCTATCTAAATAAATACAATCAATTTGATGGAAGCGAAGGATGGAACTACGATGGGATGTGGTATTTTGAAGGAAATATTGGAGCAGCCTATGGTTTAAATACTGAGACTGCTAACTTTAATCCAACATTCAATATTGATAGAAAAGCGGGAGTAATTAACTTTGACTCACCTATGGCAGGTGAGCAATGTGTGCTTGAATATATTTCAGATGGAATGGAACAAGGAGACAACTCTAAGATTACTGTCAACAAGTTATTTGAAAAGTACATTTATGCTTATATTCAGTATGAAATTTTGAATAGTAAGCTAGGAGTTCAAGAATATATTGTATCTCGTGCTCGTAAAGAGAAGTCAGCTTTGTTGAGAAACGCAAAGATTAGAATAAGTAATATTCATCCCGGAAGACTCTTGATGAACTTGAGAGGTATGGACAAGCAAATTAAATAAGATGGCAAAGATTAGCAGAAACTTCACGGCAGGACGAATGAATAAAGTCTATGACGAAAGAGTTATTCCTGATGGAGAATATATTGATGCCATGAATATTAGGATGGGTTCTACAGAAGAATCTGAGATTGGCGTTATTGAGAATACAAAAGGGAATCTTCCTTTGACGTCATTGACTTATATTGATGGTACTCCCCTTAGTCCTTCTGCTAGATGTATTGGAGCTGTTGAGAATAGCTTTACTGAAACTATTTATTGGTTTGTACATGACCCTAATTTTACTGTAGGAGCTACAGGAAAGTTAGACTTGATAGTATCGTTCAATGTTAATACTAACATATTAACCTACCTTGTTATTTCAATTAATGATGGAGGTAATTCAAAAACCACTTTGAACTTCAATCCAAACTACCTGATTACAGGAGTGGATATGTTGGACAATAAGCTTTTGTTTTTTACAGATGATTACAATGCTCCACGATTTATAAATGTTGATAAGAATTATCCTGACCCTATTTTAAACATTGACCAAGTAAGCGCTGAGTCTTTGTTGGTGATTAAGAAACCACCTGTAGAGTCTCCTAATGTGCAGCCAATCGTTAACAATGGTCAAGAGAATTACTTAGAAACTAGATTTATATGTTTTGCATATAGATATAAATATGAGGATGGAGAATATAGCGCAACCTCTCAATGGTCTGCTCCTGCTTTTGTTCCTAAGCCTTTTGGTTTTAGTACTGATAGTTACCTAAATGAAGGGATGACTAACTTTTGCAACTCTGCAATTATCACTTATAATTCAGGGGGACCACTTGTAGTTGGCATTGACCTATTATTTAAAAAAGCAGACGGGAATATTATCCGAGTTATTGAGAAGCTTGACAAGAAGAATTTAGGTATTCTTGATTATACCGAAAATGAATACACGTTTACAAACAGTAAGATATTTACAGTTCTTTCTACCTCTGAACTATTGAGGTTGTACGATAACGTGCCACGCTTTGCAAAGGCTCAGACAATCATGGGTAACCGATTGATGTATGGAAACTACGTTGAGGGTTATGATTTGATTGACGCTTATGGAGAACCTTTAAAGTTCGAATATTCAACTTCATTGGTATCTGATGAGATAGGACTTACTCAAACAGGTACAGAGGTTGATACAGGAGATTACTCTATTGACGGATTAGTATCAGTTCCTGATTCAATTGTATTGATTGATTTGAGTGGAAAGGATTTGGTTGAAGGCTCTGCTTTTAGTTTAGAAATAACTTTAGAACATCAACAATTTTCAGGAGACACTCCTTTTCCAACTGAGACTACTGAGAATATTAGATTAGAATTTGCATTTTTCTTATCAAAGAATTACGACTCAGTATATGAATTAGCTTCTAGCATAGAGTTTCAAGAAGCGATAGGTATAACTGTTGGTCCTATTGCAAATGCTTGTAATGGGATTACATTTACAGACCAATTCAACTGTGCCATACCAATGAACTTAGGTACATTGGAAAAGATTGCAAGTGGAATTACTACGTTAAATCAGCCTATAGCAATTTTAACATCTCCTGCTAGTAGTGAGATTGGGTTACAGATTCCTGCAATGAAATTTGTCAATGACCCTATTACTCCTACTCAGGAGGTTTATGAATACTATAGTATTACATTTGCTCAGGCTAGTTTCCAAGAAATATCAAACACACAAAGTCTACACAGCAATAGAGACTATGAGATTGGTATTGTTTATATGGATGAGTTTAATAGGTCTACAACAGCTTTAGTTAGCCCTAACAATACTGAGCATATCCCTTGCGGATTATCGTCTAAGAAGAACTCTATATACGTTACAATACCACCTCAGCAAAGACCTCCCGCTTGGGCTACTAGATATAAGTTTGTCATTAAGCCTGACCAAGAGAACTACGAGACAATCTATTCTAACATATTCTTTGAGGACCCTGAAAGCAATAATGCTTACTTCTTATTGGAAGGAGAGAACTCTAGAAAGGTTGAGGTTGGTGACAGATTAATAGTGAAAGCAGATTCTGAGGGACCTACTTCAAACTGCGTGTATGCTACTATACTTGAGAAATCATCACAGGCTTCAGGATTTATTGAGGTACCAAGTGAGGATGACCCAACTGTATTGATTCCTGTTCCTGCAGGAGTTTACGTTAAAATCAACCCAAATAGTTTTAACATTGTTAAAGAAGAAAATGCCGTAGTAGCTCCCGGAGTTATAACTGTAAAGGAAAGACAAGGAGGAGATTATCCTATTTTGTATTATCCAATGAATGTGTATAATCCTTCTACTTCTATGTGGGATGATTATGACGTTCCTTCAGGAAGTAGAATTGTAATGTCAATAAAGCAATTCAGAGCAGGTTCTACAAATGGTTGTGAAGAGAGACGCTATACCCTTGAAAAGACTTTCATATCAGCCAACACATATACCAATATGTATAATTGGTTTGTTGGGGAAAATATTGAGCAATTCTTAAATGATGGTATACAAATCGTTGGGGGTGGTGCTTGCGATATTGAGAATGAATTTCAGGACATTACAAATACGGCTAATGATATAGATACAGCTGTTTGTACCAACTATTATAAGTTCTATAGAAACTTATCTACTAACCAACTTCAATTGATGGTTACAGGTACTGTATCTTGTACAGCGGGAATAGGATTAAATCCTAGAAATAGAGACTCAAATGTTCAAGTAAACATTACTGTGTTCAGAGCAGATAATGTTATCATATTTGAAACTGAACCATCTGACGCATTACCTGATATATTCTTTGAGAATGATATGTCATTTGCTATTGTAAATGGAAACCATCAAGGAAACATTCAGAATCAAAATACTTCAACGGGAGTTCCTGCAATTATTGACACCAAGTTTTTTAATTGCTTTTCATTTGGTAATGGAGCTGAGAGTTACAAGATTCGTGATTCAATTATTGGTAGCTCGTTTAATCTTGGAAACAGAGTAACTGCTGTTTCAGCTCAGGACTATAGGGCTGCTGATAGATTTGCTGATATCACATATAGCGGTGTCTATAATGCTGAGTCAAATGTCAACAAGTTAAATGAATTTAATCTTGGTCTATTAAACTTCAAGATTCTTGAACCATCATTCGGAGACATATACGTATTGGATGGAAGAGAAACTGACGTGCTTACACTTCAGGAAGATAAGATTTCCTATGTATTGGCTAGTAAAAATATCATATCAGATTCTACAGGAGGAGGAGTTATCGCTTCTGTTCCTGAGATTTTAGGAAATCAAATTGCTAGAACTGAGAAATATGGAATCAGCTTCAATCCTGAGAGCTATGTTCAATGGGGATTTAATAGATTCTTTACGGATATAAAGAGAGGTGCAGTTATTCAATTGATAGGAAATTCTACAGGCAACGACCAACTAGCGGTGATTTCTGAACTAGGTATGCGTACTTGGTTTAGAGATACGTTTAATGTTTCTTATGGTACGCAGAAACTTGGAGGATTTGACCCATACATGAATGAGTATGTTCTTTGTACAAATGATAGAGAGATTCCTTTGAACCCTGAGTGTTTATCGTGTGGAATTCGTCAGACGTTCACTCTTAGTACTGTTGGCTCTGTAACTAAAACATATCAATATTGTGTTGACTTGGGGGCTATTCTTGGTACATCAGAGATTGAATACAATGTCGAAACAATTAGCACAGGAGCTTCATTTAAGGTTACTGTAAATTATGATGGCACAAACTATACGTCAGGTGTTGTAACAACTAGTGGTAGTTTGACTATTGCTAAAAACAATATTTCTGTTGAGACTGCTACAATTACGATAGAATACACAGGGGACATTTCTCTTTCTATTATTGCAGGATGTACTATTGTTGTTCCTTTAACAATTATTCAGGTTGTTGTCACCAATAACTTTGAAGCAGGAAAAACGATTCATACAGAATACAGATACACCAATGGTACTTACAACTCACCGTTGCAATCAGTCCTTACTACGTTTGCTGCATCTACAGATAATCCATTGGTATCAAGATATAGTTCATTGACAGGTCCTGTAGGTTCAGGAGCATTTCCTCCTGCAGGAAGCACGTTAAGAATTATATCTAACAAGCTTTCTACGGACACATTCATATTTAATCCTGTTACCGACAAGTTTAAGTACTTGATGACAAATACGCTTTACCCAAATACACCTGCTACTATTAGCACACTTTTGGGTCTAGCTACTACTGCAACTCCAAATCAAGGTGGAGGAAATAATAACTACGCTCAGTTTACGGTACCTGCTTTGCAGAATTACTTGTATCTTGTTTGGGACTTTAGAGACACATCACCTGTAACACTTTGCTACTCTAATAGTACAACACTTGATGCTTGCTGTTTTTGCGGCACAGGTCCTTTATAAAAATCAAATACAATGGCTACAAGTTCAACATATTATTTAAACGGACCATCTCTAGGGACAGCTACGGCTGTCTTTAGTAACTCAGGATTAACTGTGTGTGCCGCTGATGGATTCTATTCAGATGGAATCATAGTTAGGGAACAAGTTGGATGCGTATTATTACCTCGCCAAGTTTGTCCATCATGTGGCAATGCTTGCGGAGATACCATAAATGCAAATGGTGCTCAAGGTATTTACTATCTAAATGTGGATTTAGGATTAGCTACAGGTGCTGTTATAGTTGAGTTTGACCCTATATCTGTCCCCGATGGTATATCAGCATTATTTAACAGCGTTGTTTATAATGGACTATCATCACCATCATTTGGATGGCTTCAAGGAACAGCAGGTCTACCAACTTATATTGGGTATGTTAGTGGTGATTGCGGGATAGTAGCGAATTCTCCTTATACATTAAATGAATTTGAATATGATGGGACTACTTTTACTTCATTAGGAACCACTACTATTGTGTCCGTAGCATCGGGTCAGATGCAATTAACATCAACTCCTCCGGGTAATTGTGTTATGGTTATACCAAAAACATCGGCATCTCCATCTATTTTAGACTTGACATTTGTTGGCCCTTGTACAGGAACGGTGTTTAATATCAGCGTATCGTGTCCTGCTGCGCTAACATCGTTTGATTCAAGTGCAGTTACTTCTACTGACTTATTAGCTTGTGATGCTACTGTAAACCAAACATATTATGTGGCTCATGTAAATGGAGCAGCAGGTACGTTAGGACTTTATGACTTAGTCTTTAGCGATTCTATTGGTCAGTTTAAATTGACTGAAGGATATTACAAGACTACCGATGCAGGGACAAACAATTGGTATCAAGTTGATATCAATGGGGTTATTATTGACTTTGGAGTATGCTCAGAACCTGAGCCTATTAATGTTACCTCTGTAGGAGGTTCTATGGAGCCATGCTCAGGAGGTTCGATTGATGACTACATGGGAGCCAATGTTTCAACCGATGTAAATGTTACAGTAGACACTAATTTTGTCATAGACGTTTATTATGTATTACCTCCTGCATCTTGTGTAGGGTCATCACAAAGTGTTCAGACATTTAATATTACTATCCCTATCGGAAGTAATATCTCAAATTTTAACGCCTGCTCAGGCGGGGCTTACTTCCCAACGGGTGCTAATATTTGTGGTGCCTGCATAGTGAGTTGTGATAATCCAAATGTAAGTACAACAGGATTTGATTGTCCATTATAAAAAATAATATGCCAAACTATACTCTATCATATAGCGAAGGGGCACCCGGTTGGGTGTCCTTTTACTCCTACTATCCTGATTGGATGATAGGTATGAATAATTATTTCTACACGTTCAAAGGTGGCGATTTGTATAGGCACAATGTGAATGAAGAAAGAAATACTTTCTATAGCGCTTGGCACGTAAAGAATGGTACGCCTAATAATGACTTTGTTCCTACTAGACTTCAAAGTGTATTTAATCAATCACCACTTGAGAATAAATTATTTAAAACTCTAGACCTACAAGGAGATGCGCCTTGGTCTGCTACTCTTCAAACTGACCTACAGTTTTCAGGATTTATTCAGTCGCCTTGGTTTGAAAGAAAAGAAGCCACTTGGTTTGCTTTCGTAAGAAATAATACCTCGGGAGAGTTGAAGATTAGAAGTACAAATGGTATAGGAAGAAGTGTTGAAGTAGTCGGAGGAAATGTAATTAAGTTTTCATTGAGCGTTTCTCTTGGAAACATTATGAGTGTTGGCGATTTATTTTATTTCTTGACACCACCATACTCAGGTGACCCATACTTTGCAGGAAAGATAACAGCAATAACAGTTGACTTGCCAAATGGAATTAATCAGATAACTATTGATACGACAATTCCCGGCACGTTTCCTATATTAATTCAGGATGCATACTTCTTATACACTAAAAATTCAGTAGCTGAATCACATGGTGTACTAGGTCATTACTGTGTATTTACAATTGAGAACAACTACGACACAAAGGTTGAGTTGTTTGCTGTTGAGTCTGACGTGATGAAAAGTTTCCCTTAAAATCAATATCTTTGTTATAGCATGGCACTAACAATACGAGAGTTAAACGATACAGATTACGAAGACATTCTTGTAGAATGGTGGGGTCAATGGGGATGGGAGCCACCACAAAAGGACTTCCTCCCAAATGATGGCAAAGGTGGCATCATAGTTTATGACGATGATGTTCCTATTTGTGCAGGATATATGTATCTTACTAACTCTAAAGTTGGATGGGTAGATTGGATAATTTCGAATAAGTATTATACCAAGAAAGAACTAAGGAAATACGCACTTGAATTATTGGTTTCTAGATTGACTGAAATCTGTTCATTAGTTGGATGTAAGTACGTGTATGCGCTTATTAAGAATCAAAGTTTAATAAAAATGTATGAGGAACTTGGCTATACAAAAGGAGACTCATATACATCTGAAATGATAAAAGTCTTATAATATGGCAATGTTTACAACAATAGCTGCAGGTGTAGGCTTAGCAGCAACAGCGGTTTCAACAGGTATGTCGTTTGCTCAATCAGCCAAACAACGAAAGCTTAAAGATAAGGCAGAGGCAGAGGCTTCTGCAGCTATGCAAGAAGCACGTAAAAAACTAGAGGTTAACGAATATGCAAAGTTAGGTCTTAATAAAAACCCTTATGAACTAGCTAGAGAAGAATTAACTAGTACAGCTCAGGCAGCCTTACAACAAGCTGCTGAGGGTGAACTCAGAGGAGTAAGTGCTACAGCAGGACAAGTTCAGTTAGCTGCGCAAAGAGGACAAGAAGATATTAGAAGTGCAATGGGTCAGGAGATGCAACAGCTTGAGATGCTTACTGCTCAAGAGGATTCAAGACTTCGTGACATTGGTGTTCAGCTAGACCTTGAAGAAGTTGCAGGTGCACAGCTTGCTGCTGCTAATGCTCAGGAATTGGGGGCAGCTGCTCTTTCACAGGGTATGGAAGGTGTTACAAGTCTAGGTAGTCAGTTGGCTGAGAAGGCTCCATTGTTTGAAAAGAATAGAGCTGCTCAACAAGCGGCTATAGGAGGTCTTACTCTTAGTCCTGACAAGTTAGCTGAATTTGAAAAGTCAGGTAAAACGCCTTCTGCTTTTGCAGGAGGAGATATTGATTTTTCAAAAGTTGGCAAAATGAATCCTAATCAATATAGACAATTTAGAAAAGGATTGACTCCTGCTCAAAGACAAATCTTATTTGGAAGCGACCAATTTCAAACGCTATATAATCAATACGCACCCGTTACATCACTATCTAGATAATGGCTACATATTATAAATATGCTGAACGTAGTGCTGAGTCTCAAGTAAATTGGGCTGAGATAGGCAAGAACATGACCGATATGCTTCGTGAAGAAGTTGCGGTTAGAGATAGAAAGAAAGCAGCTTTAAATGAGGCAACTCGCCAAGCTGCTGAACAAATATCAAATGCTCCTCAAGGCGCACATGAAAGTGCAAAGGCAGAAGCAATAAGACTTGCTGACCAAGCAACTAAGTATCTGTTAATGCAAGACAGGCTTATGAAGCAGGGTATTTTAGACCCAAAGGATTATATGATTTCCCGTCAAAATTTAAGTGACGGAGTTAAGGGGGCTTATACATCAATGAAAGCCTTTCAAGAAAACTATGCTAAGCTTTTGGAGCGTGCTCAGAAAGATGAGTCTTCTATGATTGAATTAAAAAGGCTAGAGAAGGTTCAAGGATACGGTAACTTTAGTCAATCAGGATTTTTTATTGATGCCCCTACAGGTAATTTAAATGTTGGTTTAAAAGAAGAGCAGGTAATTGATGGGCAAAAAGTAATTGGCCTAAAGAAAGGAAGTTCTGTTGGTATGCAATACATAGACGGAGCCATCTATGGTCAGATTGACAAGTACAAGTATCAAGACCAATTAAAATCAATGGCTGATAATGTAGGTGAGTATGTTACATCTACAGTTACACCGGGGACTTTTAAGTCTATAGGATATGTGACAACGCTTAGTGATGCTAGAAAAAGAATCAATGAGATGGGAGTTGGTGAGAATGATAAAAAAATGCTGTATGATTTTTATGCAGCTTCATTCGATTCTATTGGTACAATGTTGGCTAATGAAAACCATAAGGCTTCTATACTTGTAGATGCAATGGCTTCCAAAGGATATTTTTGGACAGATGACCCTGATGAGGCTGCTAAGAATCCAAAGGCTGTTCTTGAGGTAATAGACCCAAGTACAGGAAGGGGTGTTATTCAAACATCAAAAGAGCAGGACCAAGCCGCTTCTGATTTTCTTATGCAACAGTTTTTGGGAATGATAGATGTGAAAGAAACCAAAGCATCAACAGGTCAAATTCAAGACCAATCAAGACCACCAACTGATTCACAAAGAAAAGATGTTGAAAATAAAAATGTTTTAAGCAATGTCGCTAAATTGTACTATGGTACAGATGCAGAGGTACAGGAAGCTTCTGACTTCTTGAGGAGCTTTAACCCTACAATTGATTTTATTAAAAGAACAGGAAATGAAATTCAAATTAATTATAAAGATGGTAGACCTCCTGAGATTAGACCTTGGAAGTCCGAGAGTGGTGAGTTACTAGACCAAGAAGGATGGGTTACTGCAAATACTAACTTCTTCTTACCTGAGGGTAATAGAATTGGAAACGTGAAAGAATTAATTAACAGAGGAGGAATAGATAGAACTCGTCAATTCAATCCGGCATCAACAGGATTCTCAGCAGGTACAACTCAAGAGAAAGAAGACATACCTGTTGCATTTAAAAGAATTGTTCTAGAGAATACAGGTCTTAAAGCAGATACATTTGTGGCTGATAATGAAACCAAAACTGTTGAAAATTTAAGAAAAGTCATTTCGGCTATGCCGGGATTAGAAGGATATACTTTAGCAGAAGCAAGCCCGGGATATGATGTCGTTGAACTAAAAGATAAAGAAGGAAATCTTGTGACTAGTTTTGACTTAAATGAATTAGATTCTACTATCGCTAATTCTTATGTGAATCAATTATTAGAGATGTCTAGTAATAATTATGACATAGAACAACAAGCTATGTATGTAGGTAAAAGAAGAAATGTTTCTGAACCTACACGAAGAACATCAGGAAGTGTAAACAATCAAATTCCTAGATAAATAATAAAACATGAACGAAGAATATTTAAAGAGCTTATACGGTTGGCTTAGCAGCGCTGATTTGACATATTCTAAGGATGTGCCATACGACCAATTCATAACAAAGATGCAAGACCCTGTGTACGTACAAAAGTTACACGGGTGGCTTGTTTCTCAAGACCCAACTTTTGGAACGGACCTCCCCCTTGATGCTTTTAATAAGAGAATAAAAGGAGCTGCTCCAATTCAGCAACCTATCGAAGTAAAAAAAAAAGAAGATACTACGGTATTACCTTCGGGACTTGGTTCTTCGGTTTCGTCCGTATCAGCTGAAGAAGATGATTATTTCACAGGATTTTTTGGTGACGTATTAAGAGGTTTTGATAATGTAATCCCCATTGGTC